TGCACCAGTAACTTCTATTGCATCTCTCAACGCTGGTTCAAAGTTTTCGATAATCATAAGACCAACATCATTAAACTTACTCTCAAGTATCTCTAACTGTCCTTGTAAAGAATCAACTTGATTATCTGCTACTTCTTGTGTTATGCCACCAGCATCTTCTAACTTATCTTGAAATGTTCTTATAGAATCTGATGCACCAGACAATATCTTGACTGCATCGGCAACACCACGATTAAGTCCTAATGTATCAAGTAAGACTGCCTTTTGTTCATCAGATAGACCTGCCATGCCATTGTCAAGTTCTTCTATAACATCAGCTAGATTTTTTAAGTTACCTTCATTATCAACTACTGCAATATTATTCTTTTCAAACTCTTCTCTATTTTTACCAACAGCTCTTGTAACATCTCGAAGTAACTGGTTAAGTTTTTCTCCAGCTTCAGCACCTTTTACACCTCTATCAGCGAATGCAGATAATACAGCAACACCTTCCTCGATAGATTTATTTGTAACTTTGAGTGCAGAACCAGCTTTGTTTGTAAGAGCTTCTGAAAACTGTTGTACAGATGCGTTTGCTAATGTATTAGCTTTGACCAAAACATCAGTAACTCTTGTAAGATTTTCTAAGTTTTCTTGTGCATCACTAACTGTAAGACCAAGAGCAGATTGAGCATCTGTTGCCAAGTCTGTTGCAGTAGCCATATCAAACATACCAGCTTGAGCAAACTTAGCTACTTGTGGAAGTGCAGATATAGATTGTTCAGCATCTAAACCAGCAGATGCTAGGAAGAAAAATGCTTCAGCTGATTCAGTTGCTGTAACTCTCATAGTTACTGCTACTTCTCTAGCTTTTTGTGCCATTCTATCTTGCTGGTCATTAGTGGTTTGCATGATTGCAAGAGATTGAGTCATAGCATCATCAAACTCTATGAAGTTTCTTGTTGCATCAGCTAGAGCTTTTGTAAGTGCTGTTCCAATAGCTATTCCAGCTACACCAGCACCTTTGGCAAGTTTGCCTAGTTTTTTACCACTCTTATCAGCAGAACCACCAATATTATCAACTTGTCTTTTTGCAAGTTCAGCACCCTTAGTGATTATATTTATCGCTATGTCTGCTATCGCCATTATCTTCTTCTTTTCTTAGCTTCAGCATCTGCCAAAGCTCTTGCTTTATTTACTTGGTCGTTTTCCCAATTATAGAACGCAATCCACTGATTGTATTCCTTTGTACTCATAGTAGCTAATAGCTCTGCGACAGTCATGCCAAGCTCTCTGGCTAACTTAAATCTAAAAGTTAAATCTAAATCAGTATCAAAATTGTTCTGCTTCGGCAGAACCCCCAAAGCCATTAAGTTGGTTTATCTTTTCAAATATCGTGTCAATAACTTTTGCATCTTTTGTGTAAAGCTCTTCAATAGTTTCATCATCAAGTTCTGGTTCAATTATGCAAACTTTTAAAAGTTCTTTTTGATAATCAAAACCATCAGTGTCTCCATCTTTGAGTAATTTACCTAATTCGACTTGCATACCTTTATTGATACCACGAATCAATATTGAGAATCCCCATTCTTCAATTTCAAATTCTTCTTCTGGAACTGAAGGTAGATTCTTAATATCATTAACAGATAATCGTTTCATGTATCTCCTCTCTGTTTATTATCTTAATTAATGTGTGCCACGAGTAACTGCACCAGAGCATTGTAAATCTGCTGAGTAAGCGACTACATCTCCGACTGGAGAGCTTAAGTTGTAGTTAGTAAG